AAGTAGCGCCAGCATCTTTGCCAAACTTCTGCTCTTGTTTTATCCACCAGTCTGCCATCTCAGGTCTCTCTCTTAAGAGTTTGATCTTGGTATCCTTGCCCTTGAGAAAACATAAGTCACAGTTACCAGCCAATGTTTTGCCACTGAAGTTTGTTAGATTCAAATCAAAGTTTTGTTTCTCCCAGAAATCTGTCACATCTTTTACATCATGCTTGGCATGATACATAGGCAAGACATTCTCCCATGGATTGTTCTGCCTCATGGCGCTTGACACTCTTCGAGGCTCATCGTATCTAAGGCCTATCACGTTGTACCAAGTCTTGTGTCCTTTCAACTTGCGCATAAACCTTGACATGACTTTGACCTTGAGCTCACTGGTGCAGAACCTGGCCACAGGATTGGGTAAGTATTTTCTTCTATCAATCAAAGCTTCAAAAGGCTCACCATTTCTGCTTGCTGTTTCATAGGTAACTTCTTTGGTGCGATAGACTGGACGCTCTTCACCAAAGTACAACTCCAACCAATGTATCTTCACGCCCCACTTCTGTCCTATCTCATGTACAAAGTCCAATGTCTCCGGGGCTTCCTTGCCTGTGTTAGCAAAGGTAACGTATATATCTTCAGGCAGTGTGCCACCATGCGCTTGAATAATATTCCATAGCATGAAGCCTGATGTTCGACCACCACTAAAGCTAATCAAAGCTGGCCCCTCTATCTTGTAAGGATTAGACTCCATAGATTCTCTCAACTTGTCCCATTAAATCTTCATGTGTATTGTGCAAAAACTTCCATTGCTCATTAAAGTTTTTATTTGTTTCTTTTGTTTTTATGAGCTGGCTTTGAAGTCTTCCAATCAAGCGAGCTAGATCTAGTTTCTTATCAGCAACTACTGCAAGCTGATGCTTGACCATCAACTCTAAGACCTCTTCAATCGGATCTGTTATTGTCTCTAAGTTATCCATCATCCTCCCAAGGTTTCTTCATCTCGTTGTCTGCTAAGTAATACCATGCGTTCTTACCTGGCACACTGTGAGTCTTAACTCTCTCTGCTAGATACTTCTGCACATGTGACACTGCGTACCTTGCGGCTCTCTCTCCTGAAGCCATGTCGCTTTCCTTCAATGCTTGTCTTGCTAGCAGTTCTAGTTCTTGCCTTGTATAAAACTTGCGCCTATCCATTCCAGCTGCTACCACTCTTGCTATCTCTACTTCGTCTGGTGAGTCTGATGCATCCACCACCCTAAAGAAGCCACGATCAAAATCAAAGTAGGCCAAGTGTTGATCTGGCTCTCTTGCGTTTCTTGCCTCGTAAAAAATATCAATGTTAGGTTTCTTACCAGACAGCTTGATACCAGAGTCCATCCAACCAGCGAAGGCACTACCACCACGCGCTGACATGAATGACAGATCATCTGCTCGTTCTTTACCAGTGTGGTGAGCAATGATGACAGCAACACCAAAGAGTTCTATCAGCTTATCAACACGCGATAACATCTCGTGGATCTCTGAGTTTGAGTTCTCTTCTCCACTAAAGAAGTTGATGATTGGATCAATCATGACAATGTCAGGTTTATGATAGTCAATACTTGTGGCTATCTCATCTATGTCTTTGTCTCTCATGATGTTCTTTCTTAATCTTCCAGAGGCTATAAGATTTGACTTACCAATATCCAAGATCTCCCTGTCATGAATGAAAGGTTGATAGTACATGTCGATTCTTTTCTTTAAGAACTCATGAATGATCTCTGCCTGTAACCACATAACCTTTAAAGGTCTATTGAATTGTTTACCCATAAACTCTGTGCCTGTTGTGGCCGCAGCAGCAAATGCACCTAACCAATGTGACTTACCAATCTTTGGTTTACCCAAGAGCAAGACCCTTGATTGTTCAAAGACAAATGCATCGCCCCAAAACTGTTCGATGCGCGATGAGTCCATAGTATCCCAGAAAGGATCGTTGAATGTTTTAAGTCCCAGGGGATCTCTATCAACTGTATCTTGAGACTTTTGTGTATCAATGGGATCTTCTTGATCCATGATCTCTTTGAGTTCATCTGCTAAAGGTATCTGCCATTGACTGGTGTTCCATTTCAATATGCCAACATCAGAGTCATCTGGATTTCTTTTTAAATGTCCAGTACAAATACTGTTGGCTGTATGCAGAACTTCTTGCACACTCATTGGCGGTGTGTTGGTTTGATTCCAGTCTAAGGCCTTGATGATCACCTCACGCATACCCCAACCTTCGAGGATCCACTTGCCCACAAGTCTAGCCAAAGTATCATTACGCATACCAGACTCAACGCCATCACCTGATAAAGGTGTGTTATGTCCAGAAACTATCTTGCCATCGTTATTAAAGTCATAGATGACATTCATGTCTTGACTGTTAAGCATTGGCAGATCATCCATTGAATCAATGAAAGCACTTTCAGCAAGTTCAAACTTATATTTGTTTGAAGGACTGACCATGACATAGCCACCCTCTCCCCTGATATCCAATCGACCTGTAGTGTTTCTGATTGTTAAGTTGTCATTGATAGCATAGAAATAATGATAGCCACCACGAGGAGTCTTTTGTTTCAAAGGTGTTCTTGTGATCTGCCCTGACTCTACAAAGTCACATGCTTCTTGCGAGTCTGCATCAAGCACCACAAAGGTAATGCCTGTGACCACCGCCCAATTACATCCTGGGAACTGTAAGTACCATTGCTTTATTTCTTTTAGGGTTGGTTGTTTGGTTATATGTTCAAGCCACTTAACCCTGGGAGTTTTGGACCAGCGCTTTATTAATACATCTTCTTCTTCGTTTGGATGTCTCTGTTTGAAATAATCAGGTATGACATCATCCCTTGAACCACAAGGTATTAAATGAAAGTTGTTTTCATAATATGAAATCAACATATCTCTTCGCCCGTTGTTGTCTATCTCATCGCCAACAAGATTAAATTTAAGATCTAAGGACACTAGGACTCCACTGTTCCGTAAATGCTTTCCCAATCGAGAGCATGTCCGGTGAGCTTCATAAGTTTTTTTGCTTTGTTGACTGAAGGCTGTCTGTTGCCATACCTCCAGGACCTAATTGTTTCTATTGAAACATCAAGTTCTTTGGCCAAGGATTCTTCTCCTCGCTTTTCTATGTATTGTTTTAAATTCATTTCTCTCCTAAATAAGTGACACGCTTTAATTCTTAGGGGCAGCTTCAGTAATTAAGGGGGGTAGAAAGCCACCATTAAACCGTGTCAAATAGGATGATAAAAGACTATGTGCAAAATGTAAAGAAATTTGTTGACAATGTTTTAATTATCATTAAGATAGTATGTAAGTTTTTTAGGAGAAAAACAAAATGCAAAATAATTTAGAAGAATATTGCCTGGAAGCTTTGCTTAAGGCTAAGAAAAAAAATCTTACTCAGCAGGCTGAATTAAAAGCAGCCAGCGCTGAGTTAGATAAAGAGATTGCATCTCGTCCTGAAGTGCAAGAACACATACAAACACTTTCTAATACAGGTGGATCTGCTAGGGTCCCACTTAATAATTTAATTCCATTTGATCTAAGGGTTCAGTACAAGGTTACTAAGTCTTGGGATCAGGAATTTTTATCTAAGTGTGTAGCTGATGGATACAAGATACCTTTTAAGGTTCAGTATGCTGAAGACACTAAAGCTGTAAAGGTCTGCAAAGAAGATGACCCGGATCTTTGGGATTATGTTGAAAAGGGTTTACAAACCAAGATTAATGAAAGGCCTTATGTGCAATTCATTGATCCCTTAAAAGGAGAAAATAATGAGTAGGATAGGAGACTTTCTGATAGACGTTCAGTCTGATTCAGAATTTGTTATTGGTAGTTGCGAAAGCTTTGAACAGTTTTGCAGCAAAATGAAAAAAATAAATACCATGTATTTGCCAAGTGCATTGACAGATATATGGGAAGAACATGTTGGTTCCCAAGAAGATCTCAACGTTAATCATTATGATAGGAGACCAAGGTGAGCTTATTGAAAACTATAGAATCAGGAATCAAAGTGCCAGCACTGAAGATCAATGTATCTGGAACAGATGGAATAGGTAAGTCTACCTTTGCATCTAAAGCACCCAAGCCAATCTTTATTAAGACTGAAGATGGAACAAACTTTATTGATGTTCCTTCCTTTCCTTTATGTAAAAGCTATGACGATATCGTTAAGCAAGTACAAACATTGATTGAAGAAGATCACGATTATAGAACCCTGGTATTTGATACCACTGATTGGGCTGAGAAACTTGTGCAACAAAAGGTTTGCCAAAATCATTCAGTCAAAGGCATTGAAGCCTTGGGTTTTGGAAAAGGTTATACAGAGTCTGCTGAACTTTATCGCAGACTTCTACACATGTTTGATGAACTACAAAAGAAAAAGATGCATGTCATCTTACTTTCTCATGTAGCCATTAGAACTTTCAATGATCCAGAGCGTGAGCCCTATGATCGTTGGGAAATGAGTTTACACAAGAAGGTATCTTCAATGATACGCGAATGGGTAGACTTCAACTTGTTTGCAAACTATGAGGTATCAACTCGTACAAGTGGACAAGGGTTTAAGGAAACAACTAGAGGTGTGTCATATGGCAAACGAAAGTTGTTTCACAAATACGCTGCAGCCTTTGATGCAAAATCCAGAGTCGACTTGGGCAATCTCCCATTAGACTTAGAGTGGAGTGCATTCATGACTGCGTTCAAAGAATCTTTAAAATCTAAATAGGAGAAACACAATGTCTGATTTTGAAATTAATCTAACTGATCATGAAGAGCTAGACCCTAGCTCGATTGGTCCTATGCCAGCCGGCGAATATGAATTGGTTGCTAAAACCTGGGAAGCAAAAACTGCAAAGTCTTCTGGTCACAAGATGATCAGTCTTACCTTTGATGTTATTGGCCCCAAGTTTGCTGGCAGAAAAGTTTGGGAGAACATAATGCTTGAAGGCAACGGTCTCAATGTATCCAAGGGCAAACTTCGTAATTGGAGAAAAGCCATGGGTATGGATCCCGATGTCAACAACTTCAACCTTGAAGCTTTAGAAAGCATGATGAACGTTCCATTTAACGCCACGCTTAAAGTGGAGGAGGGGAGAGACAAAGGAGATGGAACCAAGTGGGAGGACAAAAATGTAATTAGTAAGTTCGCTGCAGGGACTTCTAGTTCATCGGCGTCTTCCCCTGCACCTGCCCCAGATAAAAAAGATGACTCATCAGATGATGATGGGTTTGACTGGGACAAGTAAATGGATTTCATCAAGGAACTGCATAACCAGGTCGATATACTTAAGAGAGATGGCGATTCTGTAGATGAAACAACCGAGCGAGTATCCAAAGCTTTGCTTGACCTGGGCTATGCCTTGGCTACTCCTCGCCTTATTAGAGATAACGTTAAATATTATCTCAGAGAAAACGATTGGGATAATTATAACCCAGTTGACTATATTACCTAAGCAATGCCGGTATTCGTTCCCGGTTTATTAGCAACTTTGAGACCAGTTGTTTGCTGCAAGTGTCTCGATTGTTGGAAACAGACAAGGGCTTTAGTGAGAGTTATCCCTCAGTGCTTAGTCCTGTAAAGTGTCTTGGAAGCGCAGGCATGTCTAAAAGCGCTTCACTAATAGGCAGAAGGTTTTAGGTTATTACCTTTCATAGTGTCTTTGAAGTGTAGGCATTGTCGAAAACACTTCACCTTTTTTTGGAGAAAAAGATATGACAATAGATGTAAGAGAGGCCAAAGATTTGGTCACAAGGGTGGAGTCTTTATTGGACTCTTTAGATAAAACATTTGATAGCTTGCCATCTGAAATAGATGAAAAGGTAAAAGATGCTAAACTAACTTTATTAAATTTAAATATAAATAATGAAAGAAAAAAACAAACATTCCGATTCTTTAGATAAAA